TTTTTACCTTGTAAAATCATCTTATCCATATGGGCTTTCAATGAAGTTACGCTGGCGGTTTTGGTAGGGTAATGTTTTACAATCAGGTCTCCTTTTACACTCGTAACTGATTTTTTAACATCTTCCATATTGTATTTCAGATTTGCAACTGCAATCTTACTCAAAACAGCATCGTATCGCTGACCTACATACCCTTCATTCAATTCGAGGGTGTAGTGAGCCACGGTCTTACCTAATTTCATCGCCGCCACACCGATGTTAACTAAAGACCACGACTTACCGATGCCAGGAGGGGCGGCAAATAAAACCAACTCACCTTTCCCAAAACCACCTTGCGTAATTTCATCAATAACCTGCCATCCTGTTGATACTACATTTCTGATAGAATCCTCATATCGTTCGGTAATCATAGTTTTGTATTCGTGACCTAAATTAGAATCTTGACCTGCTTTCATAGCATCATCAACTTTCTTTTTAATCACATCATACTTACCTTGTTCCAATAACTCCACGGAGTCAAGGATGGCGTTTTTGATACATTGATTTTTACAAAAGTCAAGGGTTTGTTCTTTAACGTAGTCTAAATCATCACTTTCAAGATGAGTCCACGCAAATTTAAGTGTATCCACTACACTCGTTTTTAGAACATCCCTATCAATAGAATTAATTCGGACTTTCAACACATCAAGCGTTGGTAGTTTTTCATACTCACTAACGTAAGACATAATTTCTTTAACCAACCACTCTGATGCTTCTGAATCAAAGTATTCTGGTTTTAGAATGTCAAACACTTGGCGAGAAAAACTCCTATCACCTAACAGCGCTGATACAATTTTATTTTGGAACGATGTTCCGTATTTACTTCCGAATTTTTCCATAGACACTAATATACAACTTTATTTTTGATTATCCAAATCTTTTTTGATTAGATTATCCAAATTTGAAAATGAGTTTCTTAACCAAGAATCCACATCAGCAAAAGCAGTATATAATTTGTCTCCCATAATGCATAAGGTCAAAGTTCATTCGTATAACATCCACATTATCCATCAATTTTTTTGATAGTTTGGGGTCTACATTAGAACATTCACTTATGAACTCATCCAAGTCCAATTCACCATTGTTTAGAAACTCCATTTTAGATTCTATGGTCTTATCACCCACTCCCTTGACTCCAACTATGTTATCGGACTTATCGCCCGTTAAAACACGATAGAATACAAGGTTTTGAGGTATTACACCATACTCTTCCCTAACGAGGGATTCATCATACATTTTCTTTTTGTTAGAAGACCACACTTTAATTCGCGGACTTACTAATTGGAGAAAGTCTTTATCTGATGAAACAATTACCACTTCTTTTTTGAAGTAATGATTTGCAAGATATGCAATAATATCATCCGCTTCAACGTGGTCAATGTATGTCAAAGATACAGGTAATACTTGTAGGTATTCAATCAGTCGTGAGAACTGATATCGCATTGATTCTTGTTGGTCTTCCAAGTCTTCATAACCAGCCAATCGGTTGATTTTGGTTAGACCTGTACGACCTTCTTTATAACCACTATATTTTGATTTTCTACGTTGGGAACCACCTTTACCATCAAATACAACAACTACACGAGTTGGTTTAATAGTTCGGATAGTGGCTGCGGTGGATAACAAAAAACCTGTTATACCACCACAGTGTTCACCATCGTCATTTAACGCAGGAACTGCCCCAAAGACACGAATAAACTGATTCAGCCCATCTACAATAAGCACTCTATCATTTAGGTGTTCATCTTTGACCTCTAAATGTTCTTTCTTAACTTCTTTAAGGAGTTCTGCGTATTTACTAATCATCAAAATCGGTTACTTCAATATTATCAATGTTTGATTCAGCACTTGACTCTTTGTAAGACATAATGTAAGTATCACAAATTTTCTGATAGATTGACTCTTTCAGTTCTGGTCGTGACTCCATCATTTCTTCAAAGTTCTTGGCTTGGAACTTAATTTCTTCGCCAGTTTCAGTATCTACATAGGTATACCAAGCGCCTGTCTGATTTACAAGTTTGTAGGTCTTCATCATTTCCAACCACGAACCATAATTGTCAATACCACTATCAAAGTAGATATCGTAATCAATAGAACGGAGAGGTGGACCCATACGATTTTTAATCACTTGAGCACGAGTCTTAATACCTACTACTTGGTCTACACCACCAACTTTTGCTTTCAACTGACCCATTTGTTTGAGTCGGATACGACAAGATGAGTGGAATGCGATTGCCTTACCACCACTTGTTGTCCAAGGGTCACCAAAAGATACACCCAAACGAGTACGAAGTTGGTTTGTAAAGATTAGAGAGATTCGTTCACGACCAATCAAGTTCGTGACCTTTCTCATCGCTTTAGAAATAATAATAGCTTTTTGAGTTGCGTATCCAGCTTGGTCGTAGTCAGCAGAAATTTCAACTTTTGTAGAAGCCCCGGCAACGGAGTCAACTACAATAGTTACCAATTTCTTCTTTTCACCATCGGCGGCACGGACTGATTCAATGATAGAATCAATTGCTTCAAAGATGTCTTCCACGGTTTCCAATGGAACATACAACATCTTTTTGATGTCAACTCCAATCGCCTCAAGAAACTCTTGGTTCAGTGCGTTCTCGGTGTCAATATAAACACCAAGTCCACCCTTCTTTTGAGTATCTGCAATAGCGTGAGCTGCGAGTAGTGATTTACCACTTCCTTCCAAGCCCGTAATCTCGGTAATGCGACCCACCGGCAAACCGCCGTGGGGGCGGTTTGCAATGGCGAGGTCTAACATCGGTGAGCCAGTTGAAACCCACTCATCCAAATCGGTAGGGGTTTGTTCTGACCCATCCAAGAAGAAAGCCACCTTGTGGGCGGACTTAAACTTCTTGTTGAGATTAGCAGCTAGAATTGAAGATAGTTCATCACGAGATGATTCTACTTTTTTAGCCATAAATTAGTCGTTGAAAAGGTCATCAAACGCTTCTTTAACATTAGAAGCTTTAGAGGTTGTTTGAGCCGGAGTTGATGGTTGTGAAACATCAGCAGTTTCAGCTTGACCATCTTCTACTTTACCAGTTTCCAACCATTGTTGGAGCATAGACTCCATTTCATCGTAAGATACACGCTTGAACATAGTTGACAAATCAATTTGGTCTTTTGCCAATTCCAAGATGTTCTTATCTTCCGAAATAGGGGTTGTGTTTGGTTTAACACGGATTGAAGTTTCAGGGTAAGACTTACCAACTTCAGCTGCGGTTTTGAAATCTACCGTAACATCACGACCATTCACAGGGTCGGTCAAATCACCATAGTCAGGGTCAGCGAAGAAACCAAGAAGTTCTTGGTAAACTTGCTTACCAAATCCCCAAAACTTAACACCTTCAGACTCTTCACCACGAACCAATACCGGAACATAAGTTCGCATCTTGGGGGTGAGTTGTTTTGCAAGGTTCCAATCCTCACGATTGCCAGTTGCCTTCAACTTTTCAGCAAACTCTACAATAGGGTCAGCCTCACCAAACGACATCGGAGAGATGACATTCTTACCACCCAAATCAAAGTGGAAGTAAAGTTCAATAAAAGGGTTGTTGGTGTTGTGGATGTACGGAAGGATTCGTACTTGTTGTTTGCCGGGAGTCGGCTTCCAAAGGTTGTCCGTTTTTTGGACTTTTGTCTGAAGAGAGTTCAGACGGTTGCGGATTGCGTTTAAATCAATAGCCATAATTGTACCATTTTTTAATTGTTAAACATTAACTTGTCACTAATATACAACATTTGGTTGACAAATCCAAATGAGGTCACTTATTTTTTGAAAACTTTTTTTAACTTTTCAACTTTGTCCATCAAATGTGGATAGTCAATCTCTATCTGATTGATTAGTTGTTGGGTAAAGTTTTCTCGTTCAATCGGTTCATTATCATAATATGCTTTTGAAGACCACAAGTGTAGAATCCCAGCAGAAGATAATAAAAACGAATCTGAATTACCACATACGGAATAACTTGAAAAATGTGGTTCTCTCATTAATGACCTAAACTTATAGTCGTTATTGAAAATAAGATTACCCAAAAACTTTTGTTCTGGAAAAATAGTCCAAACAAATTCATTCCAATCCGGCATTGTGGTTGGTTTTACTCGTTCAGCAAGTTTTGTAAAAACATCCAATACATCGTGTATTACATCTTGTTTATTAAACACAATCAAGGATGTATTAATTGCAGGAGCCTCTGCCATATTATACTTTTGAAACAAATCTGAATACCCATCCATTTTATCAATACTTGGATAGAACGAACCAACATTGTCTACTTCAAAATGAGCAAATACATAATCTTCAGTATAATCCTTTACTGAAGCCCACATATACAAATCGGCATCAACGCTGGCAAACTTATCTTTTTGTAAAGACTGAGCGAATACTTTGGGATATGTCCAAAATATAGAATAATCAATGTTTGTTGGAAGTTTCTTAAATGACTGATTATCTATTGAATCCCATAAAAAAGTGAGATTGTTGTTGGTAATAAAGTCATAAAATTTATCATCACATACGAGTTTAATATCACCATTATAGTTTCGCCAATGGTATGATGACAATAGAAGCGTCAAAGCTTCATACAGGTACATATCGTTATAAGATTGAGTAGCGTATCTACTTCTACCTGTAAAGGAATATATGGAGTGTAGTCCAGTTAAGTTTGCCATAATTTTTATTTTTCATTACAAATATACAAAAAGTTTTGGATTTCTCCAAACGTTTTCAATTTTTATTTTTGAACATCAACGATGCGAAATAAACTTGTTTTCAAAACCTTGTATGAGTCCCCATTGGTGAGTATCACACTGTTTCTATAAATATCCCAATCAATCTGAAAAGACTTATCTACTACCCCTTTGTTTAGGTCAGCAATTAGTCTATTTAACGCATTGATGGTATACATTGTATTTGATTCTTTCTTGCGGTGAACCATAATGGTATTAGGTAGGAATGAGTTTTCTTCGTGTGGAATTATATTATAACTAATAACCAATTCTTTTGATGGTTCTAATTTTAAGATAAAGATTTTTCTGCTGAACAACTCATAGTTTTTCAGTATAGTGTTTACAATGTCCTCAAAGGACTCTTCGTTTGTAAAGGTACATAACAACTGGGTTCTCACTCATCTCTCCGTAATTATTTTGTTCTATGTCTAAATAGTATTTTGGGTGAACCCTTATCTTCAGTCTTCATATCCACTTGTAAGAATGAATCATCTTTACCACCCATATTGATTACAAGTTTAACACCATCAAACTTTACTCCAAAAGGTGGAGTTGGATTACAATAGTGGTCTGGTGATTTCATCTGAACATCACCTGTCTTTTTGTTAATCACCTGCGTGTGAACGTTCTGACCACAACCGTGGACATCTTTCCACATATCACTTAATTTTTGCTGACCCTCTTTACTCTTTGATAGTTCTTCCATTTTGGATGAGAACTCACCAAGGTATGCTTGCTTTAGGTTTTTCTTTTGGTCAGCTTTTTCTTGGTCAGACATACTGTCGTTCCAAGCATACTTCTTTCTCAACTCACCAACTTTAGCATCAAGGTCTTTACCAATTTCACCCAAGTATGTAGCACCCGCGTTATTAACACCGGAGTTTTTCATTGTAATGTTCTTGGGGTCAGTATAGGTTTTTGCGGAAACTTTCATAATTTGGTCGTTTCCATCTTTATCTTTGTATTGGATAATCAAATCCGTTGGGTCAACTTTAGGGTCAATACCTAATTGAGCCAATGCGTTTTTACCAACACCACCGACTTGTTGAGCGCCTGTAATTTGTGAGCCCTCCGGTAAAGATGATTTCATTACCTCGGCTGCCTTTTTATTGATTGCGTCAAACTTGGCTTCATCACCACCCAATTCTTTCAATGTGTTTTGAGTAGATTGATATGCCTTTTTATTTTCATCTGAAGGGAATAGATATGCAACCACCCCAGCTTCATTGTGTTTACCACTCATATCAGCCAACGCTCGGTCTTTTGCACCACCCCTCATAGGAACATCAATACCCTCTTCTTGGATAAATTTACAAATTGGTCCCAATTTTGTTTTAGAACTTCAGCTCTTTGTAAAGTATTATCATCTTGACCAGCCAATAGTTCATCAATTTTAGCTAATTTAGCTTGTTCCGATTTTGCGGTAGCTGATGAGAATGGTTTTACTTCACCTTCTGGCTTATCTTGCTTTTCTTTTTCGGCCTTTTCAATTTCACCCTTACTTGGTGTAACGTGAGTTTCGGGATTTGGTTTTTTAACCGTGTAGACATTACCCGATTTTTTATTCTTTACCCAACTATCCTCATCAAGGTCTTTTTCTTTTTTCTTTAACTCATCTTTTTCGGCTTGAGTTAACATATCGTATTGGTCAAGTTCCTTTTCAGTAGGGTCTTCTTCTTTTTTAGGTGGGATTGGACTTCCACCCTCTAAAATAGCCAATACTAACTCTTTGGCTCTCTTCTCATCAAACTCTTCTAATAGAACTGAATACAATCCTGCAACAGACCTTTCGCTTAAAGGATTGTTGTAAAGTTCGTATCCGACTTCATTCCACCATTTTTTGGAAATACGTTCAATGAGTTTCTTCATAAGTATAAATATCAAATATGTGTTGTAACCATTTCTTTATAGTTGTCACCCACTTCAACACCAACAGGAAATCCATCATTTTCCATTATGAATTTTACTTCACTAATATAATTTACATCATCTTTGTGGACATCAAACAAAATTGAGTCATATGTGTAAAGTATTGGTAAAGAGTGCTGGGTTTTTAGTTTAGACAATTTATCAAGTATAATTATATTCCTTTCGGTCTCAACGGACTGAAGAATGTAGTTAAATAGTTTATTTTTGTTTAAATCATCAGAAAAAACTATCTTCCGTTTGAATATTGGTGTATAAACTACCATATCTACCAAAAACTGACGCCATAGAGCCTCAATATACTCTGCAGTTTTACTGAAAAATGGAATATGTTTGTATTCATCTTGTACTCCACCATATAATTGTCGGAAGGTAATAGCTTTTGCGTCTTTGATATCTGCCCCATATTGGTCAGCTAACCATTGGTGTGCTTTTATATCCAATGGAATATCCACACCAATAAGTTTACCAATAAGTCGTAGGTGATATCCATCAAAGTCAAGTTGGTATAACTTACCCTCTATAAACCTTGATATAAACCTACTACGAACCTCACCATCCTTTGGAAGAGCCGCATAGTTTACACCACCAAACGTATTGGATGGTCGTGATGTGGTAGTCAACATATTGTATTGAGTATATTCTACACCTTCTTGGGTATAAAGTCCACTCTTTTCTATCCAATTGTAACCTTTGGGGTATAGTTGTGAAAACTTACTTGAGGTCGCATTTTGAGACCACAAGTTTTTCCAATCTTGAAATTGTTCGTAGTGTTTCCAAATAGGGATAAGGTCGTTTGCTCTTGGAGCTTTTCTCCTACGAAATACCGTATAGATTGGTTTCTCATCTACTTCAAAATTTGACGCCTGATGGAACAACTCCATTTCAAGGTCAAACATATTATCTATGTAGTCATAGTGGTGTAAGAACTCTTTTAAACCTATTACACATACTTCTTTAAATGGTTTAAAATCAATCTTTTCTGAAATTGTAGACGCTTCTATATTATGGTAGTTTACAAACAAATCCAATTCACCATCGGAAATCAAAATGGATGATATACGAGAAAGCCGTGGGTGTTTCTCCAAACTTGATAGAATAGGGAACACCACGACCTTCTCGGAAAGTTGAGAGAGATGTTTATGTAATTCTTCCTGCGTGTCTACTATTTTCACACTACAAATATACGAAATTATTTTGATATCACCAAATTAAACCATTGGAAACCCAGCAGATGAGTTTGTTGTTGATGGTAGTCTTGGCGCCCACCCCCTTGAGTGCTTACTAAAAACTTGGCGAGAGTATGATGGTGTGAGTTGACCAATAGAATCCCAAGAAGATTCCCATTTATCAAGCAAAGTGCTATCTTTGAATGTGATTGTTGATTCATTAAACGAATCTAACATTTTCATAGATGCTTTACGAAATATGTTCTTTCGTTCTGGCTTAATTACTTCAATGAATAGAACTGAACGTGCTTTAACACGACATACTTTCAAATTCATTGAGAACAACTTACCTTTAACAGGCACGACCACCTTAACAATTTTACCTTGAAGTTCTGATAGTTCCATATTATCGGTAAAGGGTTACGAATGAACCAAAGTGTCGGTCAAATACTTGAAGAAGGTTTTCGTAGTTACCACTCTTCATTTCTTCTACAATCTTTTTACCATCCAAATCTAATTGTTTAGCAAGATTACTTGCGGTTCCAAGAAGGAAGAATGCGTTACCTTGTGGTCCGGTGAGGTCAATCTCAATACCTCGTGTTTTGGGTTTATTTACAATAGCCATATCTAATTATTTTACAACTTCAATCATATTGATGGGGACGCTGTAACTAGCAAAACCATCCAACACCCGAAGAGACGCCTTGGTTCGGCGAATTTCGTTAACTACCAACTTCATACCCATCAGTTTGGGGTGGTTGACCTTTACCTGCATTCCAACTTGGAGTTCAAACTTCTTTTCCAAAGAAGATTCTTTGCGTTTCATCTTGATGACTTCAACCACACGATTGTTCAACATACGGAGGTCTTCAAGAGACATCTTGGTCAGTTCAGCGTAATTCATAGTTTTCATTTGTTTATCACTTACTTAACAAAGATACGAAAACTATTTGAACTGGCAAGCCCCCAATGTTATCAAATTGTTAAATCTTTCTGAACTCGGTAAAGTTTGTTATGTAGTTTGTTATCCCTTTGACTTCTCTTTCAGCCAAATTTACCAATCTTCGGTTCGTGTCTTCAATTCCGGGCTCGGAGCCGGAGTCATTAATTGGACCTGTTATTTTCCAAGTGATTGTTGTTTTTTCAAATGCTTCCGGTCTAACTTTACTATAATCTTTTATAGAAGTTTCCATAATGATACCATTCAACATACTTCTAACATAGTATCGTTTTACAAATCCTTTTAGGTAATCACTTTCAATTGGAGTTGCTTTTGAGTAAGTTGGAAAAAAGTGTTCTGCTAGATTTGACTTTTTTGGCAAAGCGTCATAATCAAATACTTCTTTTACTGATTGTTGACTTACATCTTTGTATGGTATGAGTTTTTTTGATACATCTTTGATATAAGATGCTTGAGTAAAAACTTCACCGGTGGTGTAGGTATGATACCCACCAATATACTCTTTACCATCTTCGGTCATCCATTGTTTTCCGATGGTGTATAATCCTTTTTGGATTTTTCCTTCTGGGTAATATATTCTTTGTCTACTCATCTTATGTGTTAATCATCATATAACCAACAATAGTCGTGTCCCAATTACCACTTGAAACCGAATGCTCAATCTCACCTACTGCAAAAAACACATCACCAAAACCACCTGGCAGATTATCTACCGTAAATGTGTTAAAAAACTGAATACCATCTACTCCATCAAAAGTTACGCTCAAGTTAATTGCGTATGGAATACTTTTTGCAGATGGAAATAATTTACTCATAAAGTGTTTTCTTAAAACCTTTCTAAAATCAGAAACTTCATTTGAGTTATAGTTATTACCCATTTGCGTAATTTTTTCTTTGAGTGCTTGGTTAGTATTGTCTAAAGCACCAGCAGCACCATTTGGATTTTTTGGAGTACAATTAAAAACATTCTTAATTGCATTACTTGGATACTTACCACCACCGCCGGTGTATGCAATCGCAGACATCTCAGCGTCCAAGTTTGATGACATACTAATTCCTTTTATAATAGAATTTGGTGTAAGGGTTTTGAATGTGTATCCAACTCCAGTTCCACCACCAATATCATTATGTCGGTTTACTATGGTGTAGGTTTTAATACCACTTGATTGTGGGTCTGATTGTAAATAACAGTTCACAACGGAACCTGTTTCGGTTTCTATCTCTTTTAATATTTGACTCATAAATTGGTGAACTGTATAAGAAGCCTCTTCACCTTCTTTTTTACGCTCTAATAATTTATTTTCAACTTCAATTATTAAACCTGTTGAAATCCAAATATCTTCCACTTTACCAAAAGTTCCACCAATAGCACTAAAATCATTTACAGTTCCACCTGTTTGTTTATAATTAGCACCAATACCTGGCATTAGAATTTTTCCAGGGTCGGCTGATTTTAAAAGATAATTGTTTAAAAAGGTTGCTTCGTTTGATACAATTTTTCCAGCATCACCCATTGATGTTGAGTTTAAAAAAGAAACCAATAACTTTAGTTGAACAAATGAAACAACTAATTCGTTTGCACTACCAAACGAAAGTAGCATATCCATAGCACCAGCTTCTTTTTGGATTTTTATAACACCATACCATAAGTACCGGATGCTCGTGCTTGACCTTCTTCCAATCCATCATTCGTCACCGCACCATTTTCATCTCTACCCAAACCCAAAGCTTCATCACATTGTGCTTGTAATTTTGCACCTACTCCGTAATACTTTGTTTCAGCACCTTCAGAGTCTTTTGAAGTTTGTGCTTGTGCTGATGGTTTGATAATAAAACCGCCTGCAATGGCCGTTTTAGCCAAAGCACTTGCATTACAAGTCCAAGACCCATCTAAATTATAAGTCCACCCGAAGTTATAAATGGTAGCTTCATTGATTGAAACTTCACCAAACCCATTAGTCCATCCAAATTTAACATTTACAAAGTTGCCAGGAATCATAAAAGCAGCAGTAGCTGCGTTAAAGTCACCACTTGAATACACTACATACTCAAATGAAATATCCCACATAGCAATGTCTGAAATATCACCGCTACCTTGGTTTTTTGTTGTGATTGAAGTTAAATGTGGTCTTGGAACATATCTACCGGCTCTTTTTAAAGCAGCTTCATCACCCGTTCCAAATGTTAAAGTATATGCTTTAGCTTTACAAGTAAAACCATCATTAGCTCCTGTAAAACTAACCGAACCATATGCCCTTCGTTGGTGTAACCACTCTAAAGCACGAGCTGAAACGGAATTACCCGCAATCCAACTTTCTCTTGCAGCCAGAGTTCCGGCCGCTCCAAAACCACCAGGAGTTAAAATTCCCATAATTTTATATACTATTTAGTTCGTTAAATTTAGTTACGATGTCTAGCGGATTTGCAGGAATACGAATTTGGGAACCAACTGGAACTGATAAGTCACCCTTACCAATTCCATTTGCTCTTGCAATAATCCACCAAAGCGATGTATCTTTGTAATATTTCCAAGCTAAATTATCCAATCGGTCCGACTCCATACCAATAATATAGGTGTCTTCAAATGATGGTTCAATTACAGGATATTGAACAGTCCTGCGAAACCTTCTACCTGTTGAGGTTTTTCTAATTTCTATGTCAGTATATCGTTCCATAATCAAGTAATTGGTGTAAGAGATTTAGATAAACCTTGTGATGGAGTTGAGCTGAATTCGCTACTAAATGAATATAACCCAAGTCCATTTACATCATATCTTCTACCACCAGCAGCAGTTCCAGGAAGTAGAGTTAAACTAATATTTACATCTAATCCCATTGGAAGTTCGCCTAATTGACCATCATAGTTTACATCCCACGGATGGTCATCGTTATAAGTATAAGTCAATGCGGTAATAATTGAAGGAATACCACTTGCACCCTGTCCCCAAAGGTCACCTAATCTGAAAAATACCAACTGACCAGAGTATGGTCCACCCGAATAATCAGGTAGGGTTAATTTTGCAAGTTCTTGTACTTTTAACCACATATTTTTCATTTCTCTTCGTGAGTTAGCATAAACTTTGAAGTTGAATGTAAGCGTTCTTTCAAAAGACTCATACATATACCCTTGGTCAGCACGACCTGGATATTTGATTGGATTATATGATGGTGAATAGGTTTCAGTAAGACCAGCAATGGTTGAGCGGAACTGAAGTATTTTTGAACTATCTTGAGCTCCACTTCTATTATCGTATGCAAAGAATAGAGTTACAAGGTCAGAATTTACTCTACCACTTTGATTAAATATGGTATTGTTTAATGGGTCAATAGAAGTATCACCGGAAAATGTCTTTGTAGAATCTTTACCACTTAAATATTTTGGATTTTTTTCAGCCAATGGATTTGGTACACGATAGATGGAATGAATATTTTCGCTTACATAATCGGTGTCTTGTGAAAGTGCTTTTTTGTTTCCTTTATCATACAAACTTCTAAAATCGGTAGGTGATGTTGTTGGAAAACCGTCAGCTCTTTTCTTAATCTTACCATACGACAAAAACTCATAATCAGCAACATCCGGTTGAGTACCATAAAATCCATCCGACTTTAATAGATTTGTTTTTGTCTCGTTTTTAACATCAATTGGAATTGGTGATTGTTCTTCGGTTTGAGATACAAGATTACCATTTTCTGATAAATTTCTTTCATATGAATCAAATGTAGGAAGAAACTTGACATCAAATGGGTTTATTTTTTGTGTAAAGTTTGCCTTATCATCGTTATCCAGTCTATTTGGGTCGGAAAATGTATTATGTTGCCTATTATATGTAGTTACACCAATACCATAAACGGAGTCAAATCCACCTCGTAGGTCAACTCGTAATGGTAAAACAGCAAGATTTGGTGTTAATTTGAAAGTATTATATATATCAGTCAAATATGGTTGATATCTACCTCTATCATCACTTGGATACACACCTTGTCTATCGGGTCTAAATCCAATATGTTGTCCACCAATAGTAGCCAATAAATTGGCTGGGGTCCAAACCTTACCCCACCTTTGACTTCTCTGCATTCCAACTTGCTTTAATCCCCAAACAATACCACGAGGAGTTAATAGGAATTGTGAAATTCTTGCAACATCAAGAGCAGCTCTTGTGGTTGAGGTTACAGCACCGCCACGAATGAACGACAATCCACCAAATCCATAATTGAATTCTTTACCCTTACCATTTTGAATACCGGTGACTATAAATGGTTGCTTGATTATCCAAGTATTAAATGCGTCTTGTTTTAATAATCCGTGAGCATTACCACCTGATTTATTGGTTTTACCATTATAGGTGTCTTTTAATACACTATCATTATAATTCTTACCCAACCCATTATCAAGTTGTAAAGAT